CCATCCATTGTTACCCAAGATGTATATTGAGAATTTTCTATCATTTTATTTTTGACATGAGTTTGCTTTTTCTCTTTTGCAATCCTTCTAAGAAATGCATAATATATAATTTGAGTAAAATATGCAAATGGATTATTTGATTTCTCTGGATTAAAGTTTGCAACATACTGCAAGCAATTTTCAATGCCATCAGATATCATATCATCTCTGTATGTGTAATTAATAAAATTAGGGCGATAAGAAAGATGTGTTGCTATTTTAAGAAAACACTCTCCAATATAATTAGATACTGGTGGTTGTTCTTTTTCATTCTCTATAGCAACTTTACATTTTTCTTTAAACTCAATCATAGCCTTTAGAAATTCTTTATTGTCAACGTAATGTACGCTCTTTGCCTTTTTTGTTTTAGTCATAATAACTCCTTAAACAATTTACTATTATTACATCATACATTATAATAACTATAATGTCAAGGAACAAAAGGGAATTGACAAAGTAAAAAAAGTGTGTATAATAGGCTATGTAGTCCCGTTAATGAATAGTATTGTTATCTGATTCAAGTTCTTCTAATAATTCATCATATACATCTTCGTCTACAATATCATCTAAAGTTGATCTTTTTTCTGGAGTATCTAATTGTTTAATTTCATTAATTACATGCTCATAATATCTAGACAAGCCAGGTGATGCATCAGCAACTAATATTACATGGTCAGTTTTTATTGAAAAATTAGATTGTTCTGTGTAGGGCCCAATCCAACGACTAAGATTTAAAGAATCAACAACACCTTCCTTTGTCGGCATTGAATAAACTTTCATTTTGAGTGGAAAATTAATTTTATATTCACCATTATTAATATCATCACCCAATTGACAAACAATTTCTTCTCCATTTGTCAATTTTATAACTTTATATGATGTAATTGTGTCCATACCTTCCATACCTTTCTAATTATCTATATATTTATAATAATCCACAAACGAAATAACTATCTTAGATTTACCTTACTTATTTCATACTTAAACTGTTGTTCATTATAAATTTGAATCCGTTCTGTAAAATGTGTAAGTGTAAAGTTTCTTCTTTCATTATATGATATATCATCAGCTATATCAAAAACTAAAATGGAATTTTTATTTTCACTAATACGCAGTCCCCGGCCAATCGACTGTAACACTCTAATTTTAGATTTAGATGGTGAAGCGAACACGATGTTGTTGATATTCCTAATATTAATACCAGTAGAAAAGGTGCCGTAGCTCGCAATGATAATAGAATCTTTTTCATCTTCTACTATACTCCTAATATCTTCTCTTGTTTTTGTATCAACGCCCCCATAAATAAAAAATATTTTACGATCTTTAATTTCATCTTTTGCTTGATCATATAATATTTGCCCATGCTTCTCTACAAGTTGAAATAAACATAATGTATTGCCAGGAATATTGCGACACAAATCAACAATGAATTTATTCCTAACGCTATTCGTAACCAAATATTGAAGTTCTTCAATATATGTCATTTTCTCTCTTATAGTTGGATGATTTAATACTATACATTTAATTTGCAAATCAGCTAATGTTTTTTTATCCATCAACTCCTTTGTTGTTGTTACATTTTCAACTGCACCAAATAGTCCCTCTAGTACAAGTCTATGCGTCTGAGTACCATCCAGCGTCCCTGTAAGACCGAACCTGTACTTACATTGATGTAACTTAGTCATTATACCTGTTAGGGATTTTGCTTTAAATAAGTGAGCTTCATCTCCAATCACACAACCAAACGATTCAAAATATTTCTTTGGCATTTTATAGATAGACTGCCAGGTCGATATCACAACATCCTTGGTTACTTTTCTGTCATGACCTTGATATATTTTTTGGCAGTATGTGCCAGGACTCCAACCATAATCTTCAAAGTCAGAATACATTTGTTCAACAAGAGAAGTAGTAGGAACCAAGATTAAGGTTTTTAGCCCCATCATATGATAATAACGAACTAACGCATATATTATTAAAGACTTACCACTAGCAGTAGGAGAAACGAGTAAAGCACGATTTCTGGCAATCGCATGGTGTACGGCATCAATTTGGTAATCACGGATTTTAAGGGATTTCCCCTGTGACTTTGGTTTGAGACTTTTGATAAAGCCTCTAACAACCTGACGTACAATATTCCGCTCATCTTCTAATCCTTCTTCAATATCACATTTAATCTTATTTTTTTGACAGTAATTTTTTATATACGATAACAGGCCCACATATATTTCACCTGTGGCGGGAGAGAATAAACGTATTTTTCCATCCCAAATTCTATTGCGGTATGCGGGCATGAACTTAAATCCTGGCACTTCGAAGGTGAAGAAATCAGATAGCTCAGCACTTTCACTGGAAGATATGTTAGTAATTTGTAGATATACTTCATTTTTTTTAGATACGAGCATTTTGTAAAGTGCCAGACTCTCCGTAGTCGCCCCTCAATATAATATTCCATGATATACTTATACGTTCTTCTGTTGTAGTAGGAACCCAATGTTGCAACCATGAAGGAAAAATATACCCGAACCCCTTTATAGAATTAAATTGTAACATAGAAGAATTCATTCTATTTGAATTATTCCTTGGTTGTAAAACACTTGCTTGAGGCCTCGGATCAAAAAATTGTATATTGGAAGTATTTTCTCCGGCCTCTAGATAATATACTCCTGATAAAAAATTATTAGAATGTGTATGTGGAGCATGTGAATCTCCACCAAATAAACAATTTGCCCACATGCCAGTAATTTCTAAATGATCATATTTGTAATCTAATTTTTTCAAATGATTTTCATTGGCAACTAAAATAGTATCTCTTAAATCTGCATAGTATGACATGTTATATAATGTATCATCTGTATGAAATTTGTGATTTTTTTTAACTTCTTTAATATATCCTACCATTTGTTTTTGTGACAATTTATCAGGATGATAAGAAAACTCTGATATCATAGTAGGAAAACATTCGTGCATTTTTACATCAACCATGATACTATGCTCCATCGTGTTCCTTTGGTTACAGCCTTTGCTTCATGTGGATACATAAAATTAGAAGGAAAAATTATCGCTGAACCCTTTTCCGGCAGAAACATTTCTTTAGCTACAAAAAATTCACCACCTTCATAATTATCGTTTAAGTATAGTAAAATCGAAACTTGTGGATATCCATATTGTTGGCCATGACTGTGATGTATATTATCTACATGTTCAGACATAAATCCACCCTCTGAATATTTGTTAATTCTAAAATCTGTATGATGAATACAAGAAAAATTCTTATGCTGTTTTGAATATTTTTTTACGGTTTTCAAAACTCCCTTTTTAATATCGTCATAATATGGCATATCTTTCATAACCCATACTTCATCCATTTTAACACGTTCATTGCTTGTTTTGGATTTGCCCTCATTATTTGAGTAGGTGGATTTTCTCATACCCCAATCATGATCAATAATATTATCACAAACAGAATTAGGTATTATATTTTCATAAAATCCAATATAATCAGTAATTGGTGGAATCCAGCACTTAGCACAGGACATTAAATCATTCCTGCCTCAAACTTTTTCCATTCAATTGCATTCTTGATATCCCAGCCACGATTATCAATAGACTTAATAACCCCCTCAAGATATTTTATTACGATTTCCAAATAACCAATTTTATCTGCTAGTGCAATAACTTCTTCATCGGAAGTAATATACATGGCCAAATCATTTTTTAAAACTTTTAGATCAAATGGTTTTGCAACATAAACTTTAGCATCAGACTTACCACCGTAGTACTCCCATTTCTGTCTGTACATTCGTTGGTAATCACCATTAGCTTTTTGCAACAGTAATTGAAATCTTGACCTTTGATCAAGATACTTTGTTTTAATTTTTTGATTTTTTAAAGATTCAGAACCAAGCTGTTCTTCGTTCTCTATGATGAGGTCTTTTCTTGATTCTTCTTTTAATTGTTCTAAATTCATAAAATATAGTTGAGTAACCTCACCTTTCAAAAAAATGAACAGAGTTTTGATTTACTTTCTTTGCATATATTGTCATTTAAGACTAAAGTTTTAAAACTGTTAAAGTATATCTTATCTGCTCATACTTATTTATAATGATATTATTTTATAAATTTGATATGCAAACTCAGCTGTTGCAACTAGGTATTCTACATCTGTCGAAGTTTGAGTAAAATCTAATGCACTTAAAGAAACAGGAAATACATTTTCAAAATTTACTTCAACAATCGGATTATTTTTATTGGAAAATATTTGAAGAAATGCATCTGAATATAATGATCTATCGGCAGTTGCAGCTCCAATCCTATCTACTGTTGGAGTGCCTCCACTAGCTGGAGTCTTTGAAGTAACATCTCTAAATGTCCGAAATTGCTCTCTGTTTTCTGGAAACCCAATACCTACCATCCAATTATGTAATGAGGTATAATTTTCTAGATATTCATCTACTATAAAAGATATAGATAAATTTTCATATGTTAATTTTTCCCCCATAGTTGGAATGTCTTTAAACGGAGTTGCGTGATTAACAGTACCGGCAGAAATGCCAGGAAGATTTGCACTTACCGTAAAGAATTCCACTTTCGGTAATTGATGAATACCAAAACGAAATTGAGTCGGGCTTGCGTAATCTAATTGATCAGGTTGCCTTGCGAGTGGTGATTGTGATGTTGCCATATGATTATTTATAATAAAAAAAAGGGGAGAGCAAAAAAGCTCCCCCCTAAGTTTTACTCTACTATACTTCTTGATTTTACATCAAGTTCGTAACTTTAACCCGGCGATACCAAGCGTTGGTATTCGCAGTCAATGCGGCCGTAGCACTCGGCGAATCGGCTGCAGCTGCCGCACCAGAGGCGGCGAAAGGATTAGCAGCAAGACCGTAACGAGTCTTGAAACCAATCTTGGGCTGGAAGGAATCTTCACCAACCGCACGAACCATCTGTAGAGGAACGTATGGGCAGTAAAAGAACCCGGCATCATAAGGTGATGTGCCCTTATAACCAACAACATAGTACTGCGAAGCAGCTACGTTGGCGGAATATGGATCAACATACACCTTGTAACGACCATTCATAACACCAGCAAATGTGGTGGTTGTGTCATCAACATTTAGGTTATTGCTGAGAGCAGGAGTGTAATCAAGAACACCAGCCATCTGAAGTGCAGAAGCAACATCAGCTGAAACGATAACCATGTTACCCTTACCACGACGAGTCTGTTGACCAATCGCATTGGCATCACGCTCGATAGCAAACATCAAACCCTTAAACTTCTCAACGGACCAACGACCATTAGAATCGGTGTCCAGATCGAAGATACCAGCAGTAGTTGTATTAACCTGGGCACCCTTAACAGCGGTGACATACAGGGAACGAACTACTTCACGGTTAATTTCAGCAAGAATTTCAGAACTAAGAATGTTAGCAAGTTCTGTCTCGGCGTCCAAACCATGGATTGCCTTCAAGTCTTGCGCCAACTCCATTGTGTACTCGGCTTTCAGGGCACGGGATACAGCAGTAACAGTTGATTTCTCAATCGAGAAAGCCATTTGACCAAAAGAATTTGTGGAAGTGTCACCCAGCGCTTCACCCTGAGCAGTTGTCATACCAGTAGCACTTACATAAGTACCAGCAGAAGGACTATCATTCAGAACAGCTGGGTTAGTTTCGGTTGCACCAACATCACCACCGCCGGTAGTACCAGCAGCGTTCTGGTTCGATGCGCCGGTTTGACCAGGCATAGCTTCGTCAACCAAAGCCTCGGCACCGTCTTGCGACAGGAACGAGGAGCGCATTGCAAAGATCAGACCCGTTGGGCCGGTCATTGGCTGCACACCACATACGTCATACGCAATCAGGTTAGGCATCGCACGACGAACCAATGAGATCAAAATTGGGTCCCATGTATCCATCTGCCCGCCAGACATAGCGTTGACGGGTGCAGCTTCTCCAAGAAAGCCACGATCTTCTCTCATAGCTTTTTCTTGGTTCTCTAAGATGAGAGTGGTAACTGCCCGCTTGTAAGAATCCTCAATCCGTGGAAGATCGGGGTGTTCTAGGACTGGCTGCCACTTTTCTTGTAGATGTTCTGTTTGAAACATTTTGTTTCTCCTTTTAATTTACATCTGTTAATATAATATTTTATGCACTCGCCTTTTGATTACGACTGATTGCCGACATATACGTTTTCATGGCATCTGTCGTATCAACGTCCTGTGCGGTGCTACCATCTTCATCATCAATATCTAAATCATTAGATGTTTTAACTTTTGGGAAATAACTTTCTTTCAGTGTATTAAGTTTTTCACGGAAAGAATCTTCATTCCCAAAATCAACATCTTGAGTTAGTGATTTAAACTTTTCAATTTCGGTATCGGCCAAATCCTCAGAAACTTCGGAAATAACCTGTTCACGAACTAGAGTTGAATTAGAAGATGTAAGGTCAACACTCTTTTGAATTGCCTCATTCAACTTCTCTTCTAGCTCGGAAATCTTCTCTGATTGTGCTTCCAAAACGTCATACTTTTCGTCTGGAACATCAATGTAATGATCTTCAAACAACTGTTTCAACCCAGAAATAAAGTCTTCTGCAATTTCACCCTTTAAACCACGCTCGATTGCCAACTCGTTTTCTTTAGTCCATTCCTCAACAACATAATTGAGATATGTATCTACCTTCTCTGCAATCTCTTCCTTGAAAGTTTCCATTTCGGTTTCTTTCTCAGATTTTACTTCCTCATCAATCCGTGCAATCTCTGAACGAATCTTAGATTTTACTGCGGCCTCAAAAATTGTTGCGGCCTTAACCTTAAATTCCTCAGAAAGAGAATCTTCAGAACTCATCAGAGCTTCCATATCCTCTTTCACAGAGATGTTTTTAATTCTCTCATCAATCTCTGCCTTTTGGTCTTCAAGTTTCTGCAACTCTTCTTCAGTTGCAGCACTATCAGCCTCATCAAGTTTGGCAGCATGAGCAGCAAGCATTTCTTCAATGTCTGCCTTCTTCATTTTACCAATCTGCTCTAAAGTCTGTGCCTTGGTCATCTTTTTGTTCTCTTTAAGTTCCTTGCCATCATGGGCGATTTCATCACCAACAGCAAGTTTCTCAGGAGCATCTTTTTGCTCCAGATCAACTACAGACTCAACAGTATCTTGCACTTCGTTGACTGCAATTTTTTCATCAACTTCTTCAAGAGCAGGAGCAACACCATTTTCTGTGTGGTCTTCGGCTTCTTCAAGTTCAGCCATAACTTCCGCTTCAAGTTCTTCAATTGTCTGTTCTAATTCGGACATAGGTTTGTCTCCTTACCTTGTGTTATTATATTTATAAATTATAATCTTTTGAGGAATTTAGCAAATTCTAAAGCCTCAACTTTTGCATTCCTTTGATGTTTTTTAACATCAAATTTCCGCCTTAACTCAACAAGTTCCGCTTCTACTAACGCTCCATTGTTCCAAACCCATTCTTTACCTTCCATAATACCTTCTACGAAAGCATTTGGTGCAGAAGGGTCTGCAACAATATCAGCAGCGGTTGCAAGATAAAAGTCATCTCTCACATAATTAGCACCATTTTTTTGGTCCAAACTACCCATACCTCTAGATGAAACTCCTAACTTAGCACCCTCATCCATAAGATTTTTAACTATTTCGCCCATAGGAGTGGCCATAATCTTAGCCTCACCAATGAAATTCTTACCATCTGGTGTCAAAGAAGTAATCATATGGGAGACACGCTCCAGATTGACCGTTGGCCCATCAGGATGTCCAAGCTCACCAAATGCACGTTTTTCTTTGATAAAATTCTTATTATATTTTTGAACTTCGTTCTGAAGAATTTCCATAGGATAAACACGACCATTACGGTTTTTAATGTCAGCTTGCATGAAAATACCACGAATTTTATAAGTTTTCTTGCCACCATCTTTTTCTTCGCAAATGTATTCTACATTTTCTACTGCTTCCGAAAATAATTTTACTGTATGCATAACATTATCCCTTATGTGATATTATCGAAACCAGATACTTTTTTCATTTTTATAATAATAGTACCTACGCAAGCGCTGTCATTTTCTATATAGATGTCACCAGTAATACCGCTACCAGCGTTATTTGAAAGTGAGGGTAAAGACTGGCCACCACCATTGTATGTACCATTACCATTTAATGTAAGTGCAGTTACATTTGATGTAGCGTCCCATTCAATCTCTGTTACTGAACTAACAGTCCACTGACAAGCAACGATTGATACTCTAGGAGCGGTAGCCGCACCGGCAATTTCAGAAACATCTACTACCTTTAATGCGGTTCCGTTTGTTCCTGTAATCGTATGCTTTGTGATAATTTCAAAGTCCGAATCAACTAATGTCTGTGTTGCAATGGCCATTATCCACTCCTAAATTGATAACATTTCTTTTTCAAAATAATTCATCAGGTCTTTTTCCGATACCTTAAACTTTTTTGATACATCTTTTATAGTTTTCTCGAAAGTATTTAGGAAATCTGAAGGTTTAGAATCCATAATTCCGAAAATTTGGTCAATAGCATCCTTCATCTTCGGAGACAATTTCTTGTACTGCCGAGATTTTCTATGCTCATCCTTTTCAATAACGGTTGAACTATACACTTCTTCAAGCGTCAACATCAGTTTCCTCTGGGCTAACATTATTTACAAAAGCTTTTGAATGTTCTTTTCTTTTAATTTCAAGAGCATCGCCAACCTTTGTAGAAATTGAACTTTTAAAAGCAGCTTCTGCTTCTATATTATTTCCTGATACAACCGAATCTACAAATTCTCTACTCATCATCTCTTTCCTTTCTTAACATGAAATTCTTTATCATCTTCCACTGGTTCTTCTTCAGGCGGTTCTTCTTCTGCATCAGGGTCTAGACCCATAGCCTTGTCGGCCCGATCAGCAGCACTATCAGCTGGGTCCATAGGCATACCATCAGGCCCAACTGGAATTCTTTGAATACCGTCACCACCATCTGGCACAACAATTCCACCATCCATTGGATCAAGTTCAGTCTCTTTCTTAATTTGATCACGCATCACTTGAATTTCTGTATCATTCATACGCAATACTTTCTTCAACACATATTCTTTACTGAAGAAAGTTCCAATATAAGCTTCAACTGTTTGTAACTGATTAAGTCTATTCTCTAAAAGTTCTGCATCTTTCAATTCTGCAAAGTGTCCATCAGCAAGAAAATCATATTGAATATGTTCTTGTATTTCAGGCCAATCTTCGGGAGCAATGATTCCTTTTAGTAAGAGTTGTGTTTTAAGAATATCTGTAAACAATGGAGAAAATTTCTTACGAATTCGTTGTACAAATTTCGTAAATTTTAATTCATCTCTTGTTATTTCTGTTGAACGGCCAAGACTAAATCCAGCATCGGATTCCATACGAGAAATTGGCACATTAAGAGAACGATATAATTTCTTTTGGAAATATTGAATATCATCAATCTCTCCAAGATTAGAACCGCCAGGTAATGTTGTAATTTCTGTTCCTCTACCACCTTCACGACGAGGCAACCAAAAATCTTCCAACATACTCATATGGTTTCTATCGTCACGAATTTCACCAGTATTTGCATCATACACCAACTTATTGCGATAACGATTCATTACATCTTTGAGATACTGTTCAGCTTTAATCTTTGGAAGATTACCAACATCAATATAAAAGATGCGGCGTTCTGGGGCTCTTGAAATACGATAGATAACAAGCGCATCTTCAATCATACGCAATTGATTTACAGGTTTTATAGCTTTATTTAAATAAGAAATTACTCTACCACTATTACCATCAAGCAAACCAGAAGGTACATAAGAAATTGAATCTTTAGATATTTTTATACCTTGGCCAGCCGCACCCACAGAAGAAGAACCTAAACCTTTTTCATTATATATAAAATATTCATCAATTTTTTCAGTCATTTCAATTCCAGTTTTGGAATCAACATTCTTTTTAACTTCTCTGACTTTTTTGATTTTCATAGAATCAATATATCTTAATTCTGTAATTCCCCTTCTTGGATTTTTAACGTCAATTACTTTATGGTAGTAAATTCTACCATCTACATACCATCGCCTAAAAACATCATGGCCCTTTTGCTCAAAGTTTAAAAGACGCAAAACTTCATCAAATTCTGCTCTGATTTTTCTTTTAATTTTATCTGGATAAGGTAAACGATCTAAAGATATTGATACTGCTTGATCACTTTGGTTAGAAACAATACCTTCATTCACGATATCATCAATAGCAGTATCACACTCTGCATGTTGAGCAATATCACGATACCGCCGAATTAAATCTAAATCGGTTCGTTCTCTACCATCTGTATCTAGAACTTGTCCAAAGAAACCGCCACCAGCAACATCAATAGCGCCGTCATCAGGAGTTGGGGTGGAGAATGTTTTTTCCCCACCCGAATCCTTATTTGCTCTTTGTATACTGAACCCAAAAAGTTCTGCCATAATATCTCCTACTATTTCTTTTGACTATTTAGTAGGTACAAATTAGAAGTTAACCCCAGAAGTCTCAAAGTGTTGATATCTCCAAGTTACTTCAAAAGTCTCCATAGCATCAGCAGCTTCGTTTGTAAGTTCGATAGCACTAATTGTTGTTGGCCAGGCACTTCTAAAAATATAACTTTTTAGAACTGTATCGTCCCGATCCAAATGTTCTACAGTTAGATCAGTTTGATAATCAGCTGGAGCAATAACACCTGTTCCTGCCGCAAGATCGTTGATACCATTAGACCATCTTTCCATCGCATTACGAATCATGAAGTCCGTATCATTGATGAAAGTAGTTGTCCAACTTTCCTCAAAACTCCTGTCTCCAGCAATATAAATTGATCTTCCACGAAAAGGAATAGCAATTTCTGCCAAAGTCTGAGCAGGAAGATTCGATGCAGTCACCAGAAAAGAAGTTCTACGAACATCAAGTCCGATTGCAATGCCTGGCGGTGGAGTAACCGTCACCCGATACTGATTGGCCCGAGCGCCGCCACCGATTAGATTTGCTTTAAAGTCATCTATTGCAGCCATGATTAACCTCCTACCTCACTAAACGATACACCAGTTCTCACTGCTACAAAGTTTAGTGTAATGAAGTTAATTGATCTGGCGGGTTTAATGTAGATGTCTCCAATAAACTCGTTTCTATCAATAACCTCACCTGTGTTATTTGTGCTGTCACATACAACTTTAAAGTCATGGATACCTCTTCGACCTTGAACATCTCTCAAGAAAGGTTCAACCATATTACGGAACTGGGCCCGTGAAAATTCATCGTTGAACTCAAAGAGCATGTACTTAGCAGCAGTTGCGATTGCTTTTTCTAGAACTAAGAACAATCTACGCACGTTAATCCTATCAAACGCACTTGGTTTCGCAAGAGCAGTTTTGTCACCAAAAAGAACCACACCTTGGCCTGGGAAGTTGACAACAGGATTAACCCTTGCTTGATAAAGAATATCTCTGGCTGCCTTATCTGGATTGAAGGATAATTTAATTGCACCCCTTACATTACCCCGATTATAACCAGCGGGAGAGAACCAAGGATCAGCAACACCATCTGTATATGCACAAAGACCAGCAGTATCACCGTTCATTGGAACATGCCGATATACATCATTGTATTTGTCATACATGTATTTGTAACAACTATCAAATACCACATAAGACGATGATGGGCAAAGATCAAATGCAGTCTTTACATTATTGATTGCCCTAGCAGAAGTTGCCCCAGATGTTGCAACACCAACAGTCGCAGAACGATATGGAGAAACAAATGCCACACAATCCTTACGAATTTCAACAAGGTCTGTAATCATTGTTACATGAGTGTCTTGAGTAGCAGCTGTATCACCAGCACCACCACCTTTACCACCAAGTACAAGATTGATGTCATGTAATTCTGTATCGGCAAACTTGTCATATGCAAGTGTCAGTTCACCAGCAGAAACAGCATGATCAGATGTTCCACCGGAAAGTGAATCAATTGTGATTGGTATAACTGAAGTATAAGCAGTAGTTGTATCTGTACCCCAGTTTGTACCACCAGAAATATGATCTGTCCAGTAGATGTAATTTGATTGTCTGAAAATCACATCTGGATAGTAGTTGCTACTACCTTGAGAAGTTCTAGCAGCTGAACTTTTTGACACACTTTCAAAGATTTCTAGAACACTAGAACTTCTTTGTCCAGCAACATCAGCATCGTATCCAGTGATAGCACCTGTTGTGTCATAAACAACAATGTGCATTTCATCATTAGTGCCACCGTGATCAGTATTCCACTGAGAAGTACCAGGCGCATTTGCAAACAAGTCGTGATATTTCCATTTCCGCCTTATATACGAATTATCTGCAATAGCATTTTGCAAACCACCACTATTTGGATCATCTTTTAGACGAATTGTTAATACATTAGTTGATGTATTGATAGCTGTTACTTCATACTCATTAAATTCATCAACTGGCACTGTAGCCGAAGTATCTGAAAAGAAAGAAATCATATCTCCTACATTAAATGCATTTCCCGCCTCATCTGCGTTATCAACCGTAATTGTAGTAGCAGCGGCCGAGGCAGCACCGTTAACTAACTGATTGTCCGTTGCAACCACTTGCTCGTATCCTGTTGCAGTAGAACAAATTTGAACACCGATTGAGTTGCCCCAAGTACCGGCAGAACGAGCAGCCCACTCACCATGCGAACCTTGTCCCGTAGAGAAGGATGATTCATAATGGTCATCATCACGAATAAGAATGCCACTATTTGCACCAGCATTTAGAACTGCTGATTCACAGCGAACAACTTTAAGATGGTTTGAATACTGCAAGAAATTTGCTGCAGCAAACCAATTTTCAAATTGATTACTTGTAGAACTTGGTTTACCAAAAATTGCAACCAATTCTTCTTCTGAACTGACTGATGTTACAGAAGATACTGGACCTTTTTCAAATGCACTCGCAATCGCACCAATTGTAGTTTGTACGGATGGTACTACATTTGTAAGATCAATCTCTCTGACATGTACGCCAGGCGAAACTAAAAAGCTCATATTGTTACTCCTTCTTATAAGAGTGTTTTTTTGTTATTTCAATAATATTTATAAAAAAACAATTCTCAAAAACACTCTTTTATAAGTGTTATAACATATAAATAATTACATGGCAAATGCACATTATGAAAAGTATAGCGAAACCATTAAAAGAGTGGCTCGCAGAAATTATCGAAAAAGACTTGTTTTACTAAACGAATTTTTAGCAAACAAGTCTTGTCAACATTGTGGAGAAAGTGAAACTGTATGTCTCAAATTTCATCCCCATGATTCAGAAATACGAAAATTAACAAAGAGAGTTGGCATCAGTAATGAGAGTCGTAAAGAAATATTTCATTTAGTAAGCATCTCTATCATACTATGTTCAAATTGTTATATTAAAATAGATAATGATTTAATTGAATTCATTTAGTTTTTTACCAATTTGAACCATAATCTCTGACTACAGGATTCCATCTTGTTCCGTATTCATCTATTACTTCACCAATATTTTCATCTTCTAAACCAGTAACAACAAATCCGAATGGTGCCATATCTTGTTCTAATGCGTCCTGTTGTTCCCTCATCATAGTATGTCTAATATCCATATCAGTCAATTCTTTGAAGTATGTTTGGTCACATGTCCATGCAAATATGAACAGACAAGCCACCAGATCATCAGTGCAGCCGTCGTCAGCTTCAAAAGATGATCCTTTAATAATAAATGTAGATAACTCACTGATGATATCTAAATCTTCTATTATTAACTTATCATCTTCAATCATTTGTTTAAGATTTGAGCAACCAATTCGTTTTACCGCTTTAGTGGTTCTTACACCCAATTGCGCTCTACCACCACTGAAGCCCCCTCCAAGGACTTGTCCCGCTCGCCCACGCATAGAAGCCATAATAAGGTTGTCATACTCCAAGTCAAACTGCATAGTGTTGGCAACCTGTTCACCGATATCATTTACTTCAATAAGAACAAATGCTTGATTGTACGCTCGAGCAATATCATAGATTTTAGCTGGAAACAATAATGGTTTGATTTCATTATCTCTATATTTTGCAACAATTTTATATGGCATCTGTGATACATCAAATACTAAAAATGCAGAATAGTCATTCTTTGTTCCACGGGAAACATCAGCAGTCAGCACATAAGTATGACCTTCTTGTGGTTTTTCATACAAATCTAAACCAGCATTAGATTGCAATGGATTTCTATATGCCATTGTTTTCAATTTTTGTGGTAAAATTAATGTATTAATAGACCCAAGAAATTCGCACTCAAACTCTGTATTAAATTGAGACTGAGAGGTGTTTTTTATTGTTTCTTCTTTCCACGCTTCATCTCGGCCTGGAATTTCACTCCAATGCACCTCAACAGGAACATATGTATTTCTTTCATTCTCTGCATCCGTCCACAACTTATAAAACATATTCATACCATGTGGCGTAGAAACAATCATCACTTTGGTAGTTTTACCAGAACTAATTGTTGGATATACTGAACTAAAGAACTGCTCTGCAACATTTGCTGGGACATAAGCAAATTCATCCAGAAAGATAATGTTATAAGAACCACCACGAACAGCGCTTGCAGAAGTAGAAGATGCTAATATTTTAGACCCATTTTCTAATTCCAAGCTTCCTTTGTTCCAAGTCATTACGCCTTGTTGTAACCACTTGGGCAAATTTTCATATGCGAGTTGCAATCTACCAAGCAAATCTCTTGCGGTTGCAGCCTTATTCGCAAGAATTGCCACATTCACGCTTGGATTGAACAAAACATAGTGCAACAAATAAGCAATGATAGTGGTAGATTTACCAGACTGGCGAGGAAGTTTACAGATAGTAAACCGATTATTATGAAATGTCCCTATCATTTCCTTCTGGAAATCATAGAGTTTAAATGGAACCAAACCTTCATCTAAAGAAATAATTCTAATATATGTCTGTATAAAATACAAAGGGTCTTTCATACACTTAGCATACTCAGCAACTTCTTCTTTAGTCCACTCTTGAGTTACATTGGCTTTCTTTAAATTAGGATTTCCTAGATATGTTTCCATTTTATCCCCCTATTAAAAAATTACATGCAATACTTATTCTTATCGCATCTTTAATTCCAGCACCAACGCCGTGTTCTAACCAACTTGGAAAGAGTATTGCCTCTCCCTCATTAAAAGGTCTTTTTCTAATCGTATTAGCATATGGTTGTTTTAAAAAATGATGAGATTTATCCATCTGCTCTAATAGTCTTGGGTCTTTAAGGTAAAGATTTGCATCCTCTGTTGGTGTAACATAATAAACGCAAGACCAACTAGCTTCCTCATGAATGTGGGGCATGGTGCATTCACCTTTTCGGCTTATG